ATATGGATTACTAGGAGGACTTATGAAGACGTCTCGCAAGAGGTTGACCGATCTGCGTATACCCAGCAATATGGTAATTAATGCTTCATTTCCATATGCTCCGTATACGTATCACGCAGAGGGACCTGTCGGTTGGACAGGTTACTACAGTGAAGTCAATGACAATAACAATCGTCCTTTCCGATTATTGTCGGATATGGGCGCCGTTATCCTCAGCGACTGCTCGATCTACAAATGCGATAGGCGCGTCACTCCTGGGTCATACTCAGCTTCAGATTCATCGGGCTGGTCTGGTTCAGTAAGTGGCGACCTGACGTCGCAGATCTCCGGAATGCCCGCCCTTACGTCTCTCGATGTAACTGAGGACAACATTCAGAATCTCTTCATGAAGGCATATGCCAAAATGAAGACTCCTGATGTTAAGGGGGGTGAAGTTCTCGCTGAGTTAGGCGAGACTATTCGGATGATCAGAAGTCCTTTCCGTGCTGCACGATCCTTGATTGAAGAAATCACGTCAAGGGCCGTGAGTCGCGGAACCGGCGGTAGAGGTGCGAAAGCCATCGCAGATGCGTGGCTCGAGTACCGATACGGCTGGAAACCAATTATTCTTGATAGTCAGAAGATTATCAAGACAGCCAATTCTCTTAACAAGAAATTGGGCAAATTGGTCCTAGTATCTCGCGCTGGCGATGCTGCTACCAATCGTGATAGCAAGCAATGGTCAGCAACCGCAGTTTGTAACTGCGGCGGCAGTTGTTCTCAATCTATTCAGATTAAGAACAACGTGGGAGTACTGTACGTAATTAAACCACGTACACCTGCAGAAGCACTCGCGAGCACCCTAGGACTTCGATTCTGGGATGTTCCGAGTACAATGTGGGAGTTGACTCCCTTTTCTTTTGTCGTAGACTGGTTTTCCAATGTTGGAGACTGGATTCAAGCCATTACACCCGACCCAGATATATTAGTACTGGGCAATTGGTGTACCACGATCCGCCATACCGATTTCACTCGGTCTGGTCACATCGAATGGTTCAATGGCGTTCCACCCTCTCCGGCATGGGCAGGATCGTTCGGCTCTGAGACTATCAAGTCTTATATGTTCGAACGAAGCTGTTACAAGCCTACGGCATTCAAACCAGGGTTGACAGGCGTCAGTCTGTCGATCCTACATCGTGCTGATGCTGCGGCGTTGTCCGTTGAGCCTATACTCAAGGCTCTCGGGCGTCTCAGGCATTAGCGAGCGTGGATCGCCACGTGAAGGAGTACTCACATGGGACTGAAAACAATGTCTCTACTGGCCGGTGCTACAATTGCAGCATCTGGCGGAACAGCCCTCGGTTTCACCGATGACGGTGTAACCATAGCCAACGGACTTCACCTGGTAGTGCCTGCTGATGCAGACTATCAGACCAGACGTCAAGTAACGGTTAAATACCGTCAACCGACCCTGGATGCGAAGACCGGCGTTTACGTTAAGGACAAGAAGAGTATCAGTTTAGCTCTTCCGATTGTCCTTACATCTGGTGCGGTTGTGTTCAACACAATCCGCATCGAACGCGAAATTCACCCTTCTCTGTCGGCAGCAGAGGCTCTTGAGCTTAATAAGCTTGGGGCCCAACTGTTGACTGATAGCGATGTGGAGAATTTCTGGGCTGCCGGATCTCTTTCTTGATCCGGCTCTAACCTCTCTAAAACCATAGGAGGCAGAATGAGGTGTCTAAACCGCAAGGCTGAGAAAACGTACTCAGCCGATCAGATGATGCTAAATGTAGCGTCATCCCTTGTCAGGGATTTCCAAAGGAATCTGGACGACCCGTTGTTCTGCAGTGAGTTCTTAGAGTCAGTTTACTCTAAGAACATTGCAGCGGTTCGTCAGACTAGGCAAGAAGATCTCGTTGGATCCGTGGCCCGTTCTAAAGCCACGCATCAAATCAACAATCTTCTTAAGAGATACAGGTTTGATAAGGACCTGTATACTGAGGAGGAATTGGTCTTGAAGGCGGTTACTAGCTTTCAAGAAACCCAACTCCGCTTGCGCAATACAGATCTCGACAGCCTTGATGAATTATCAAGCGCTGCGTTGAATCTGGCTCGCAAGTATATCGCCGAAGTTCTTGGGCGATATGACGATGAAGAACATCGTTCTCTGTGCCGTTTTGGAAGGAAGGCTTCGGTCGGGATTCCAGCACGATCTGCCTGTGAGGCAGCTCGTTGGGAATTACCGATATCCGGGTCTCAGTTACAAATCGATTGGTTTGAGGCAGAGATGTCTCATATTGATTGCGTCCAAGAATATTGGCGCAAACAATTACAAAGCGACCCTAACCGGTCCAAGTACCAATTGACGAGTACCCTGACTCTGACGCTAGTCCCCAAGTCTTACAAATCTTTACGGTCAATAATGCCGAATACGACTATAGGCTCATACATGAGCTACGGTCTAGGCGAAATGATCCGTAAACGATTGAAACGGAAAGGCTACGACATTCGGAACCTACAAAGGATCCATCGTGTCTTAGCGAGTACAGCATCACATTATGGTTGTTATGTGACTGCTGACCTCTCGAGTGCATCCGATAGTATATCGGTTGCACTTGTTGAGCGATTGTTCCCTGCAGACTGGGTTAAAATTCTAAACCAGTCTCGTATAGGAACAATCACTCTACCTGATAATACATCGGTCGAAAGTTTAACTTTCGGGACGATGGGTATCGGGTATACCTTTCCGCTTCAGACTTTGGTCTTCCTGAGTTTGATAAAGGCAGTCGAAGCCATCACCTTTGGGCGGTGGAATCGGCGAACCGTATCTGTGTATGGCGATGATTTGATTTATTCATCACCATTACATGAGAATGTGGTTCACGTCTTTACACAGCTCGGCTTTGTCATGAATCTTGATAAGACCTATGACACTGGCGAGTTCAGGGAGTCCTGCGGTGGTGACTACTACCGCGGGGTGGACGTACGTCCGTTCCAACCCAGGAACGGCGCGGCACGCGTAGGTCCAAAAACCTACGAGGCCATGCTCTATAAGTTCACCAATGGCCTTCTAGCCAGGTGGACAGAGCATGAGATCGAACGAACACTTGCATACCTGATGTCGGAAGTGGAAAGATGTAACGGAACGAGCCGTCTCGTTCCGCCAGATTTCCCTGATGATTCAGGTGTAAAGTGTTCTTTCCCTGACATTCCCGAGTTTCTGAGGAAAGTCAGCGTAGCCAAACCAGTTAGTATTGGTCATGGCCTGTTCCGATTCTCATACTTGCGGTTTACGCCGCAACTACGAGAGGAGGTAAGGCATGACCCTTACTACTGGTTCCGACTACGTGGACTCGATCATCGTTCTTTTATCGGATACGATGAAACTGGTCCAGGATCTGATCCGTTTCTGGTTTCAGTGATTAATCATGTCACTGGAGCAGAGCGAGATCAGGACGACCTCCTGATAAATCGGGTTGTTCGTCCGGTCATGACGATTCGGAGTTCTTCCGGTCGTCGCCTACGTCGCACATCCACTTATGTGGCCATTGGCCACACGGGTGGGTACAAGCGTCG